CAACACGACGACAGCATCGCTACGCGGTGTTATCTATGCAGTGCGGACGGCGACCGCCAACACGATACTCGTGGACAGGCCCCTACCGGCTGCTCCACAGACTGGAGACACCTTCCAACTATGTCGTGGCTTGCGCTGCAGGACGGGGCAGCGCATAGCCGCGCAACGGATCAATGGTTACAGCCCGGCACACACAGCAGCGCAATGCAGACAGATAAGCGGTGTGACAATATGTGCGGGCCGCGTGGTCGGCACTGATGTGTATTTGCGTTATGATGTTGATGACAAGGTGTTGGCTATATCCAGTGACGGTAGTACGTGGTGCGGTAGTTTGGATGTGTCCGGCGATGTATCCGGCGGTTACTTGGAAGCTACCGATGGTAGTTGGCTTAGTTTGGATGTCTTGCGTATCAGCTTGCCCATCGCGACTACTGAGGAGCGATTGCTGGCTACACCTATCGTTGGTGCGTGGGTGCCGCCGGTTTGGATAGACAGCGAAAACGAGGATAGCGTGCTGCACCACTGCGCAGTCCTACGCAACGACAGTGAGGAATCTGGCGATGTTGTTGACATCACGCTACAAGCAACGGACACGGTCGGCACGGCATTGGTTGCGGTTAGTTGCATCGGTGCGGCCACGACGCTTACATTATCTAGTGTGGTCGGCTTGCCTGCTCGTGATTTCTGGTTGTATTTGAACGACAGCAGCGGTGATTTGAGGTACGTGCGGCACCGGGCTGCCAACACGTGTTATCTGGCCGATACCAGCACTTGGCAAGAGGTGCCGTTTGTGACGGGCAGCCAAGCCCCTACAATGGGCGCCACGCTGTCTGCGGGCAGCGCGGGGGCCACGTTGCGGGCTGTGTACGTCACAAGTGGCAGTTGGGCAGGTGGTGACGCTGCAGGCGTTTTGGTAGTCAGCGGGGCGGATGGTCTGTTTGCTGCTACTGAGACCATTTTGGAGGACAGCAGCAGCATTGCGGTGGTCGGCGGTGCGGGCGGCGCGTGGGCCATAAGGGGGTTTGCTAGGCAGTCTAGTTGGCTGGTTGGCGAGGCGGTGCAATGGTACCCGCCGTTCGACGTGCTGGCGCTGTCTGGTGATAGCACGGGTGAATTTGTGCAAGTGGCCAATGCACAAGCTGACGTGCCGGCACAATATGCGGTCTGGTCGCTGGCAAGTGAAGGATATGAGGGACCAACGGTGTCGGCTTTTGGTCCCGCTGACGTAGCGGCTTTGGTCCTCCGACGGTATTTGTTGTCCGACTTGGCTGGACACATACAACTGTCTACCCAATTGGGCATAGTTTGGGAATAGTGCTATGGCAGTAAGCAACGACAAACCAGCATTGGCGGATTCGGATCACAACCTGTGGATGGAACGACCGGATCGCGTGGTGTGTGGCCTGTCGCTGAACGATGCAGACAGCGGCGACGCAAGTGATGGCGATTTGGTTAACGGTTGGGGTAGCCGTTATGATGACGGTGCGTGGGGCACAGACAAGCTCCGCCCCACCGTTTATACGGCTGGCGATGGGCCCACGTGGGTGACGGGCAGCGCCAACGAAGGCGGTGGTTTGTCTTTCGATATGTCGTCCGGCAACGCCATCAAATTGTATGAAAGGGCTGGCGCTGATCAACCTATTCCTCGGGGCACGATAGTAATGCGGATGAAAATCAGCACAGCAGGATTGACTGGTGGTCCTATTCTTTGTTTGGGTGACGGTCAAAGCGGTCTCCGTCTTCGGATTCTTGGCTCTCCTAATATCAAAGTCACTAAGATGGTTGGTGGTGTTCCAACTAATATATTGGAATCCCCCACGATAGTAGCTGATACGTTTTATACATTCATACTGTCGTGGGGGGAGGGCGGCATCAAGTTTTATGATGGCGCGACGTGGCAAACGGACAGTGATACGTTTGAGCCCAGTCTCAAGACTGGTTCGCTGAGTACGTTGTTTGCGATCTATAGTGGTGGGTGGCAAGCATTTTGTGATGGGACACTGACCGCCTTCGCTTGGTATGAGTGGCAGTTGCGACAAGACCAGCTAGACGAGCTGGTTGTAGACCCGTATTTGTACATGCGACAAGATCCCGACGAAGACTATTTTGAAGCGGCAAGCGGGCCGCTTATCTCCAGGACCAGTACGACCGGGACGACACTTAGCTTCACTACCGGCGCAAGCGTTGCAGACGATGCGGCACACCGCGTATATGTGCGGTGTCTGTACAGCACGGATGCTCGGCTGGCTACGTATAGCACTTCATCGACGGCTGCGGGTACCACTGCGCTTGCGCGGCTCAACCTTACCCTATCGGGTCTCAGTGCTGGCACTACGTACTATGCAGTGACTCAATACAAGATAGGTGATAGTGGTACGTGGATCAACATGCCCGGCGGTAGGGTTGTGTTCAATACGTTTAGGGCAGCGGGTAGCAGCTTCAGGTTCGCTGTCTACAGCGATACACATTTCAAAGACAGCGGCATTGGTATGTCAGCAGCGCATACGCAATTCTTGGATTATGATGATGCAAGCAACTATGGTTTGTCTTGCATGTTCAGGGATATGCGCAAGCAATGCGAGGACGAGGATGTCGATTTCTTTTTGGCGCTAGGTGATAACGTAGCGTCAGCATCAGTGACTTCAGCAACGATACGCGATGATTATCAGCTATGGCGCCGCTTCTTTGGTTGCATCCACAAGCGCGCCACGCATTACCATGCAATTGGCAATTGGGAATTTACCGCTGGTTGGCGGCAATATAGCGGCTATCAGAAGATGCACCATGAGGAATGGCAGCGGTTTACGTGCAACCCGGACGACGAGGGCGGGAACAGCTATGGCGATTGGGTGCCGGCAGAGGGGTACGAAAACGACGATGGGGATACAGTAGATGCTACTTGGCTGGCTACTAAGATACACACCGGCAATCCTGAAAACTACTATGCCATTACGGATGGCGATGTCACGATATTTGTATTAGACCCCTTCCGCTATGCGCGTGTGGCCCAGCGTGACGCTGATTATGAAGTTCAGGCGCCTTACACGTTGGGCGACACACAATGGGCATGGCTGGAAGCGCAGTTGGCTGCGTGCACCAGCAAGTACATTATACTTGCTACCCACCACTTACCGGGTGGTTACAAGAGCAACTTTGGCGGCACACCTACTTGGTACGCCCGTGGTTTGTCAACGCATCTTGGCATGCAGCGTTTGCAACAGGTGAACTATAGCGAAACTGAACAAGAGATGGACGGTGCCGACCAGTTATCGGAGGCTGGTAGCCGCGGTATCAAAGACGAAATAAGGTTTTTGACGCTGGCCAAGAAGTATGGTGCTACTATCATAACAGCGCATAACCACCAGTTTGGCCATGGCGTATGTGTGGCTCCTTGGGACGGCGTCAACGTCATTTCCATACCGCAATACACAGACCGGTACAATTTCGATAACAGCGATGGTTATGGTACGCCCGCCTTGTTGGGCAGCGACAAGGCAAGCGAAGGCGTGGAGCAGGCAGACAAACTAGGTGGGTACGTCATATTCACTGTCACTGATTCGACATTGTCCATCGAGGTGCGTCGTGTGGTCGAGTGTTGCTCTACTAGCGATTACGAGGCACAAACAACGCCCGGTTTTGTGGGTGACCACGTCAGTGAGGAGATGGATACCGGCGGTGGTGGGACTACGCTGGCGCTAAGTGAAGTGCCAGACCATGTCTTCTGTGTTGGCACCCCGGACGCTTGCGACTTTGCTACGTATGGATCGCCAGCCATCGAAACTGACCTTGCTGGTGAGAATTTGTATGACCCCACCCACCGCGACACGCAATTCACAGATGGATGGGGGTCTACCGCTTACGAGGAGCCCCACCAAAGCGCAACGATAACGCTATCGTCCGCAACGGGGGACACAGCTTGTGCGGATGCTGTGCCTTGCAGCAGCTACAGCGCTACGCTGACGATACCGGATAGGTATGCGCCGCGGCTAACACCATGGGCGGGCGGTGGCCGTTTGTTCAGCAGAGACGAAACCATAGCAGCCAAGCGGGACATCTGTGTCGCCATGCAGTTGGACAGCGATACGCCTACCCCGGCCATTGGTGTGGAACCTGTTGTGTCCATCTGCAAGGCCGGTGCTGGCACCTTCACGACCATTACAGGCAGTGTTGCCGAAGTGACCATTGCAGGCGAGGCCACAGGCACGTTTAGGATTAGTCTGGCTGCCGCCGATCTGGACACCGAAGGCGCTGCTATCTTGTATGTAGCGGCCCCTGGTGCGGCGACACAACTGATACCCATAGAAGTGGTGTTGTTGCACGATGAAGTGCATAGCGCAAAGGCTACTGTCGAAGGCACTGATACCAAGGTGGATACGGTTGATGGCGTTGTAGACGCCATCAATGTAGTCACTGCTGCGCTGGCCAATGTAGATAGTACGGGCACAGAAGCCATTACAGCGGCCAAGGCCCTGGAAGTTATGTTAGCAGTGCTTGCCGGCAAAGCCAGCGTATCACAGGTGGACGGGACTACCAACCGGGTTTCGTTTATCGGCCGTGACGGCACCACTGTCTTAATGCAGGTAGATGTTTCTGCTAACACGTCGGGTAGCCGGTTGGTATCTGAAGTAGATCCATCATAAGGTGGTGTGGCATGTCGAATGAAATACAGTATAGGCACGACACGACGGCAGAGACACTGTACGCCACCGCGCGCAGCCTGTCCAACCAGTATTGGAACCCAAGCGCCAGCGATCCGGATTGGGAAACGCTGGTGCCGGCTAATTGGACGGAGTATGCCATATCGTTGACAGAGACGCCAAGTGGCGGATACGTCTATGTAGGCACATTCCCGGCTGCTATTGCTGCTGGTAGGTATGCCGTGGATATCTTCGAGCAAGCGGCCAGCGATCCGGCCATTACAGACACCGTACTGTCTAGCTATTGGTTGGATTGGGATGGTAGCAGCGAAGTGACGCTTAGCGGTGTGGACAGCACAAGCACCGATGCGATATCCGCAACCAAGGCATTGGAAATCATGTTGGCTATACTTGGTGGCAACACGACGTATAACAGCACTACCCGTGTGTTGACGGTGAAGGGGCGGGACGGGAGTACTACGTTGTGGACAGTAACCATCAGCAATACCGTAGCTGGTACCCGGACTAGCAGCACAAAGGCGTGATATGTGGCCTGATAACTATTTCCCTGATTATGGTTGGCCAGTGCGGTACTGGTCGGTGCCGAATGACTGGGCTGCTGGCCAAACCAATGCCACGCGCACGCGCACGTTGCTACAACAGCGGTGGGCGGTCACGTTAATCAATGCAAGTGGTACGCGGTACGCTTTGGGGCGGTGCGACATAGACGACAGCGGGGGCGTCAGTGCCATCGTGGTGCCAGACAGTGTGCCAAACGGCACTTACGATGTTGAAGTGCGTGCAAGTGGTTTGGCATGGGAGGGGCTGATACAAAAGACGTTTAGCACAGTAGTTATAGACCGCACTGGTAGTGAGCCTATCGAGACCGGGCTGCCTATACTGACTGGCTTGCGGTATGACTACTATGAAGGCTGGGTGCGGATTTTGTGGGAGGGTGACATACCGCCAGTCAGTGCGGGTCTGGTCTCCGCCGGCCTCTGGCTTAGCGCAGGTGTGCCGAACTTTTCGGCATCACCTAGTGTCACCCTCCCACTATTCTCGCACCAGTCTACACACTGTTACTTGTTGCGTGATGGCAGCTTTGCTACATACATTGGTTTGGCGGCCATTGATGGGGACGGCAACCAGGGCAGCGAGCAATACATCGCCTTGCCCGACCTCACTCTCCTTTGTCCTCCAGCGGCGTTGGTCGAGGACTGATGATGGTCTTGTCGCTGCCTATCCGGGCGGCCAAGTCACCAAAAACCGCCGGCAACCGTAGGGCAAATGCTGATAGGATATTCTGCATCAGATAACGTATCTGCCACTGGGCCCGCGGGTTTAGTGCCCGTTCTGTGAACACGTGCCGCCACATGCGCAGGTTGAAGGTGACGGCTAGTTCGGTCTTAGTTGCGTTTGGCAGGACGCTGCGGGCGTCTTCTGGTGGTACCCCGCACCCGCGCAGGTAGTTGTACGTTTGATACGCTCCAGATACGCAATCCAGCCATTGGGTTAGCAAGTTACCGGGCACGACGTTGCTCTCAAACTGTCGCCAATGGCCACTGATCTTGCGCCACAGGCCGCGGGCAGTTTTGCTGATGCTTGGTGGGCACACAGCTTGGAAGCCTAAGCTGCTGTAATCACAAAAACGCTGGCTTTCTTGGCTGTAGGCAGCAATGCGGTGGCGCACCAGTTGGTGACTGCAGGACCGGTCGCAAATGATACGTATGGTGATGGCAGCGTGCTCCAACACTGATAGGTGCTCCATGCCGATAAGCATTCGGATAAACCCGTCGGTGTCTTTGCCCAGCTTGGCTTCCGACTTGTGGCAAACGCGACCGCACCGCTCGGTAAGTGCGCGCCAAGTGTCAATGACTTGTGGCGGCGTTATGAATTCCCAATTGGGTGCTACCACATTGACAGTCTGCTCAGTCATTTTTTCCTGTTGGTCCATCGCACACCTCTGTGTTAAGGTCAATGGTCTTGCCTTGTACCAATTCCATTATGTTTGTCACAATGACAAACTGCACGCCCATCTTTTTTGACAGTTCGGCTACCAACGCGCGCACGCTTTGGCGGTACCGCGGGCTGGGGTTGCGGAAGGGTTCGTCCAGCACCAACACGCGGGCGAGTGGTGGTTTGACCAGCGCCAAGCACGACAGACGTAACGCTAATGCTGCCAAGTCTACGGCACCGCCGGCCGCTTCGTCTTGTGGTTCCATGTAGTGCCCGCCGCGCACAAACCATAGTACGGCTTCTGTCTGCCCACGTTTGCGGACAAATTCAATGTGCAATGTGTAGGGGTTTTCAAAAACGCTGGCTAGGCATTGACTGGCTACGGTTGCGACACGTGCGTGTGCTTGCTGCTGCACTTCCTGTGCTATTTGTTGTGCAATATCATGGGCGGTGTTGGCCGTATTTTGTTGCGTTACGGCGTCGTTGTACTGCTGCCGTGCTGCCACATAAGCATTGATAGCAGTCTGCGCTTGCAGTTCAAGGTTTGCAATACGTTCCCCCCACCGCGTCATTTGTGTTTGTATCTCACACATTTAGTATGTCGCCGTATTCGCTTTCTATGTGGTGTATCTTGTCGCCTAGTTCGTCTTCCAGTCTGCTATCTTTTGCTCTTAGCTTGCGGGATAGCTTTTCGCCCTCTGCTTGCGTCTCGCAGCCAAACTCCTTGAGCCTTTCTAGCTTTGCTGCGCACACGCCTTCGGCTTTACTGACTTGCTGTTGTAGGTTGGCTGCCGCCTTTAGCAACCTGTTGAACTCAGCTATTACATCACGCGGCATTTTCTATAGCCTCCAGCAGCACGCGACGCACACCATCGTGTACGTCGGTAGTGTCCAGATAACGGCGTATTGCGCCACAGTAGTCTAGCGGGTTGTGTGTTAGATTTCCTAGCGTCGAAAGGAACTCGCCAACGTCTACTGACGTATCGAGCGAATCAGGCGCAGCCAACTTGTCGAACCTGTCTTTGCTTGTGTCCAGGTAGTGCGGGGCTATGCTGCCATCGGATAGTAGCAGCCCTAAACGCGGTTTGTAGTCGGCTTCGACAGCAAGGCGCCGCATTAACGTGCCACAGTTCCATATAGTTGTGTTGCCGAGCTGGTATTCGAAGCCGTGGTGGTTGTCGCCAAACGCAACTATATGGAATGCGGTTAGTGCCTTGCGTCGTTTGGTGATTTTTGCTGCGGGTGTGGCCCCGCCATGCCCACACCCGGCTATCCAGTTATATTCGTGAGCAATGGCCACACGGTAGGCGCCTTTGGCGCCCGGTGGCGCTTTGTAAGCGCGGGCAACGGGTGTGCCGTATGCGTGGCCGGTAAACATGAAGTTCTTGAGGTGCAACGGCTTTGTTGGACTTAGTTGTGTGATTGTCTTGGCGCGGCATAGTGTGGCAAAGGCACTGCGGTGCATTTCTGACATAGCGTGTTGCGGCATGTCGTGCTGGCCGGGGATTGCATACATGTGCGGTAGGTTGTCTACTGCCCAATTGATGAGTTCTGGTATTGCTGCGTAGCTATTGAAGATGTCTCCAGCGCAAAAAACAGGGACGTTGTGTTGTTCGGCCAAGTCGCGCAACTGGTTTACTATGCGCTCCATGGCTGCGTACCAATTAGGCTCACCAGCACGGCATGGCGGGGGCGTGTGGCTGAGGTGTATGTCTGCACACAGTATGGCTATTATTTCATTACGTTGCCGCATAATGGGCACCTCTTGCCGCACGACGTGCGTAGCTTATCCAGCGCAGCGAGTGTTTCAGCTAGTAGTGTCTTTTTTTCACTTAGTTGCTGCATGCTGTCGGACACGCCGTCTAAGATGATAGCAAGTTCATTGTGTTGTCTGCGCGTCTTTTGCAGCCTGTCCGCCAAGGCTTGCAGGCCGCTTAGGTCGGGCACTGGTTGGTTGGCCTCTGCGGTGCTTTTTGCAAGGTCCGATAGGACTTCGTCCAGCTCCCTGCGTTGTTTGGCCACTTTGGCCGCCCGCCGGGCCACTACAAGGGCCGTCTCGCACGCGCTCGCGGCTGCTGCTGCGTTTTTCACCCGCTTTTGGGCCTCTGATACCCCCTCAAGGCAGTCTCGTAGCTGTCTGGCCGTTTCTCGCGTTTTTCCCAATGCAGCGGCTAGCCCCTTGGCTTCCTTGTATCTAGCTGCCAGCTTGGGCACATAGGCATAGGACCGTCTGGCTTTCCTAGCTTCTTCGAGGTCACATGCCCGTTCCTCAGCCACAACACGCGCCCGTTTGGCGTTGGACTGCAACGCGGACAGGACTGTGTCGATGGCTCGTAGGTCCACAATGGCGTTCAGTTGTCTTGCGACTTCACCCGGCGTGCTGCTAAACCAGAACGGCCCTTCGTGTTGCCATTGGAAATTGACATTGTCTAGGCGCAGCGCTGCTTGGATGGGTTCAGGTACGTTGCGGCCAAACGCCTTGTACGGCTGCCCGTCCAGTTTGTACACGTGCCCGTGCGGTCCGTAACTTCGCTGGATGACTGTGCCGTCAGTCAGCACCAGCTTTACCGACACTGACTTGGCGCCGTGGCGCAAGAACCGGTTGCCGGCTGGTTTGTTGAGACATACCCAACGCAGGGCGCGCAGGATGGTGCTTTTGCCTTTGTCGCTGTCCCCGATAATGCTGGTGATGTGTTTATCGAATACAACGCGCAGGTTGCCATGCTTTTGGAAGTTGCGTAGGTGTAGGCTGGCAAAAAACATCACTTGTGCCTAAACTCGCTCCAGATTATATTGTTGTCCTCGTCAAACAGCAGCACAGCCCATGGCTCGTCGGTACTATTGAATCGGTCTACTGCTATTTCTACGGCACGTCTTTCATGCACGTGCCGTGTTGGTGTGTAGGCTATCTTGCCTAGTTCCTTCACGATGACACCCAACCGGTAGTATTGTGGCCCGTCTATCTTACTCATCAGGCACTCCCGCAGCTACATCCTTTACCACGTGTGGCAACACATAATGCATCCACATATCAAACCGCATTTGTATGAAGTGTGGTCCTTTGTGTGCGTGGTATACGGCATAGTTGGCAAATCGCGTAGCCCGTCTCACAAATTGTACGTCCAACGGGATTGTTATCAGGGCGTGCTTTGCATCGCATTTTGATATGATCGCCCACGACATGCTGCCGCTGTTCCTACAATCCCTTTCTGCTTTGTCTATCCAGTTTAGGAGCTTGGGTCTTGTTTTTGTGTGTTGCGTATGCAGTACGTCAGTCAGCGTAGCAGTTGGGTGTCCGCGTTTGATTTCGATAGTGAATACATCTAACAACGGTTGGCCTATTGGGTCTGTGGCTTGCACGTCGCCATATTGACCAAACGTTCGTTGTCCCCGTCGGTTACGTTGGGTTGCGCGGCCGCCACTGCCGGCAGTGCGCCAGAACACGTCGTCCCGCTTACCACCAGTCCACCACACGCTGAGCTGTTTGCAGACAGCCCGCTCGTACTTACCGCCTTTGTTTCTCGCCATGGTCTTTGCCTATCAATGCTTCCAGTTCGGCCGCCAAGTTACGGTTATTGGCTGCCGCGTTGCTGAAGGCCTCGCCATACCGTGCGCGCAGCTTGCGTATGTTGGCCGCTTGGATGTCTTCGAAACTGAGCCCCAGTGTGTTGGCAGCCAGTGCAACGTACCACATTAGGTCACCAAGTTCTTCTATTAGGTGCAGACGGTTTGGCACAGCATCGTAGAAGGCTGCCTTCTTAACAATCTCCATTATCTCGCCGCTTTCGGTACAAATACCAACTGCGGCGTGCAGTAAGCGCAGGCGCGCTTCATTGTTGCTTAGCTTTTGCACGATTGCTTTGTAGCTGGTATTCTCAGTCACTGCTGCCAGATTTTGGTAGGTGCCCATGTTAACGCCTCCGTGTTTGTCGTCTATCGTTCCCGGATAACAGTTCACCAATGCCCCAACGGCGATCGGCCTCGTCACACTGTAGCCCAACTACAGCGGGCCATGGTGCTCGTTGTAGGTGGCAATCCGGCGTGCCGCTTAGCGGCAGCGACACCAATGACAAATTGCGTAGCCATGTTGCTGCGTTTTTTTCTATGCGTGTCCTAGTGTTTGCCGGTATCCCATAGCCACGCAAATATTTCACTGCAGTCTTTTCGCCTATGCCCGCAATGCCAGCTACATTATCACCGCTACAGCCCGCTAACGCCTTTACGTCCGCCCACTTGTGTGGTTGTATGCCGTGTGTTTCAATAAACCACTGATAGGTTAGCAGCTTGCGTGTGTTGGGCGCCCAAATAGATACTTGTGGGGCTAGGCATTGGTACAAATCATGGTCGGCGCTGATTATGATCATAGTGTCTGTCGGCCAAGCCGCTGGTATGTCCAGGCAAATGCGGGCTATCAGATCATCAGCTTCATATCCTGGCACGCGCAGTACGGCTTCGCAGCCTAGCAATGGCAGCACATCGGATATCAAGGTGGCTACTTGTGCGCGGTATTCGTGCTCGGCTTGGCGGGCTAGCCGTTGTCCGGTAGCGCTTGTTGGGGGTGCCGGCTTGCGGTTGGCTTTGTATGGTGGGTACAGCTTGGCCCGCTTGCTAGGCCCCTGGTCCCAGCAGTGAACAACATAGCGGGTACCAAAGTATTCACAGCATCGCAGCACTTCAGCAATGAAGCCGAAGATTACCCCAACCGGGCGCCCTCGGTGCTGCATGGCACCCATGCTATACTGCGCCCGTCTGCATAGGTAGGGGCAGTCTATTACCAACCAAGTTGCTTCCATGCTATTGTCCCATTCCGTTGGCTGGTTTGCATGTGCATGGGTCACATATTGGGCATATGTCATACCCATGTTCACATTCTATGCCTATTGGACATAAGCATGCCCGTCTGAACTGACAATCTTTATCATGTCCAGCAACCACGCCACACACGCAGCCTATTATGCCACACTTATGGCACGCAACGCCTAATGAGTCCGGGTTACTTGTATCGTGGTTTTCTGTTGCTGGCACAGGCTGCCTCAATTTCGTCCCACACTTGTTGCACGATATCACGTAGCTGTGTTTCCTGTTCGTTGTCTTCTATTAGTCTGGCCAATCCGCCGATGCTGCCTTTGTAGCCAAATTCAGGTGCTGTTATCGTGGTGCCCTTTTCGCGGGCTTGCCAATGCTTTTCTTCTATTAACCACAGGATGCAGCTTAGTGTATCGTCTATCCCGCGGTCATAGTAGATGGGCACTGTCACTGTGCGATCACGCCCCGTCTCGCGGTTTTTGCGCACATGCAGGATACAATTGACCCCCACCTTGCGCGGCTTGCCACGCACTGTGCGTTTCATGAACTTACCACAGCTAGACCATATTTCTAGTGTGGCATAGAACGACAGTGCTCGCCCGCCGGCGCGTGTGCGCTTCTCAAAGCCAAAGCCGATATTGTCCCGCGTTTGACTGATCACGATTAGGATGCTATCGGTAGCCCGCAGTTCCGGCAGCAATTGGCGTATGCCACTGCTGTTGCTTTTGGCTTTGCCGTCAGTATAGCTGCCTACCGGCGGCTTGCCGCGTCTGTGTGCCGCCTTTTGTTCAGCGAACTTGTTGCGTTCTGCCTTGCTGCTGAGTGCATCCATGCTATCTAACACATATATGAAAGGTTCGTTGGTTTGTATTGCGTCGTCCACGTTGTAGTAGAAGTCATCTATTGTCGTGCTTGGTTGCGGTATGCCTTCTTCATCGCTGTTGGGTGGCTCCATGCGTGCCAAGGCTTTGGCACCAAAATACCGTTCGATATCCATCAGCGCGCCGCCTTCGACATCATCGAAGATAAGTCTGTGTTTGGCGAAGTGGCGGTTGCGGCATGCTTCTGCGAAGCATGTGAGTGACAGCCATGTTTTTCCGCTCTTGGTGTCTCCTACCAAGTAGTAGTAGCGGCCAGTAACAAACCCTTTGTGCACATTGCCTGTGCACGCCAAGTTCAGCAGCGTAGACCCTGTACTGAGCCCCTTGCCCGGTGTGGCTATTGCCCGTGGTCTGCGCAGTGCACGCTTTATTGCTGCTGTGGTAGGTTTCGCCAATGCACGGCCCTTAAAAAACAGGCTGCGGTGAGCGAAGTAGTCCAGGCGCCTTCTTCACAAGTAGGCTTTGCCTACCGCCCCTGTGTTTAGGGGCCACTGTAGCATTTCAAAACTGGGTGTGGTGTGCTGCAAGACGGCCTCCTTGCCAGCAAACAGCGCCAAGGAGTCAACACTGTCGTCAGTTCATGACCACCACACCGACCGCGCCACGACCACTAGACACGGCTATTCTGGGCGCGGGTGCTTAGCTTCGTCACATTCTGCCCACACGCTGCATTTATCGCAAGCGTCCAGGGTATCGGTGTCCTCACCAAATGTGCCTCCGCCGGGGCACCTTGTCTTGCCCCCCTGGTTGCTTGGCTTTTTGCCGGCCGCGGTAGGTTTGCCACCACCACTCTTCGAACTGCTGGGGCGTGAGGATTGTGGACCGCTCGGCCGGTTGCCCGATCGGTTGCCCGGTCGGTTGCCCGGTCGTTTTGGGGGCGGCGCTTCCTCACCACCATTATCCGGGCCGTCCCCATCGTCCCCGCCAGTATCGTCGGTAGGATCGTGCTCGTCCCCGTTCCCGTCTGTATCGTCGGTGGGTGGTGGGCTTGTCTTGCCTGGTCGGTTGCCCTTGCGTGGCCCGGCTGGTCTGTTAGTGGGCGCATCTTCGATGTTGTCAACATCCGGTTCGTCTGATTGCAGGAAAATAGCCCGCAGCTCGTCATAGGGCAGGATCACCAATAGGTCATCCAGACACGGCGTGTCTTGCAGGCATTCGGGATCGAAATCTTCAGCACGCGCCTTGAAGTCAATGGTGCCTACCTCGAAAAATGTCCTGCCCGGTATTGTCTTTTCGACGATACCGCAGCGTAACGTGTAGCCCCCTTGTAGGTCGGCAAAACAGTAGTAATCATCCCCGTCTGCAAACAGATCTGCGAGGCGCTTGTCCAGCGCTTTACCGAACAAGTGGTAACTTATGTCCCACACCTGATAGCCCTTGTCGCTATCTGCATGGTCGTACACGACAAATAGCTGACGCTCACGCGGTGCTAGATCCTTTATCAGCGCCTCGTCAGCCGTTTTGTTTCTGTCCGCCCTAAGCCGCCACTCACATATCGGGCAACGCTGCCCAATGGTCTTTGCTGGGCAGACGTAGGCTTTATTGTCGGGTCCGATGTTGCGGTGCACATAGTACGTGCGTTCATAGTAGTCGAGGCCTTCGTCGCACCGTGGGTTACCCTTACCGACAATGTAGGGCATGATATCAAACCGCTTCACACCGGCCGTCTTGAGTGTGAACAGGTGCATGCCCTCAGGCAGCCGTATGGACGTCATTTCGTAACCACTACGGTGCGTCTCTGCGCGTCGCCGGGCTGCTTCGGCACAAGCGCTACGTCGTTTCTCGCTTCGTCCTGCCATTGTTATGGTCTCCATCAGTTGAAAATCGTTGCTTGCCACGCAGTGCACCTACAGTTGCTACTGCCGCTACCAGATAGACCAAAACCAGCAAAGCGCAGGCACACACTATTGAAATGCCAACCCACACCAGTGCTGGACCTATACTAGCCATTATCCGCCCCGCCCTTCCCTCAGTGGTCGTCTGTGCCCCTTTGTGTGCCCCTCACGTTGTCTGTCTAGGACTTCGTAGCCCTCGGCGTCAGTTGTTGGTGCTGCAAAGTACCCTTGTTTGTGCAGCTCCACAAGGTGTTGTAGCGCCCGCTTCTGGTGTTCCAAAGCATTAAGCGCTGCCTGTATCACGTCTACCCGGTGCTTGTGGCGGTTGTACCGTTCGCGCGCTATCTTCACAAGATCGTGTTTAGCTGCTGCCGCCGCTATGGCATCTACCGTTGTCTTTTCTAGATCAAACTCTTCTGGGTTGCGTGCGATTTCCAACTTAGCATCTGCTATGGCCACGTCCAGCGATGCTTTTGCCCGGTCCATTACGTCGCGTGCGTCAGCCTGTAACAAACCGGTATTGAAAACAGCTTTGGCTTGTTGCAGCCAATCACGGTCTAGTGTCTCCAGACTGATATCGAACAACGGTCCAAACTCAGCCCTCGCTTCGGCTGATAGTGCTTGCTTTGTCTGTCTGTCTTGTACTGCCATGCCCTATTATAGCAACTTCCAGGCACTGCCTACTGTGTGCCTACACAAACCTCGTAGGCTGCCATCGCCAGCCCGGCGGCACCGGTGTTGAATGTCGTGTCTCTGAAACTATCGAGTATGCAAAAAGCCCGCGGGGCATTGCGGTTGGCTAACAAGGCATTACGCGCACACGCTAATAGCAACCGCCGTACCCTTTCGGGATCTTCATCTATGCCGCGGAGGACGCTAGCTACCGCTGCCCACTTGGTTTTTGGCACCATAAGCACCTTGAAAAGCTCGATGGCTTGTTTGTTTGCAGTGGGTTGTTCAATTGCGGCAAGTTGCGCTTCCTTGTCTTGTATGTTGCGCACGGCATCCAGTATGACGAGTGCTAGCCTTGCCGAGCCTTCTGCCGCTGCGACGATAGCCTCGACTACTTCGTCATCCAGTTCGACATGTTCGCGAGCGGCCACACTTTCGACCACATGCGACAAGTCGGTTTCGGATAGCAGCTTGTAGACAAGCTGTGTGCAGCGTGTGTGTATGGTGCGGATGATTTTTTGTGGGTCTGTGGTTATGAGTATGAAGTACACATGCGCAGGTGTGTCTTCCAGCAACTTCAGCAAGGCGTTTTGCGCTGCTGTGCTTAGTTGGTGCGCTTCATCAATGACCCATATCTTGCTGCCCCCTACTGGGGCCAAAGACATTGTAGCCCTGATGTCGCGTACTGTATCAATGCCAGTGAAATCGGCACAGTTTATCTCCCTGTAATCCATATTATGACAGCGCAACGCTACTTGCAGTATCCGCGCTGTTGTCGTTTTACCGGTGCCGCTCGGACCAGAGAGCAACAAGGCATGCGGGCATTGGTGTTTGGCTAACAACTTCCCCAATGTTGTGGTGGCTGTTTGCTGACCGCGCAACCTAGGCAGTGCTTGCGGTCTGTGCTTTTTGTACAGTTCACTCATGGCTTGTATTTCTCCTTATTGTGCCAGCTAGCACCAAGCGGTGACACCTCTGGCTTCATGACAAGTGGTACGATGATCCAACGCCACACATGTGGCAGCATACGGCACATGATCTTATTTGCTTGGTGTATGACAAGGTGCAATTCGTCTTTGTGTATGTACAATAGCAGACTGTCGTGAATTTGCCCCACAATACGTGAGCGCATGTTGTTTTCCCGCAACCAACGGTGTAGTTGTATCAACGACCATAGCAGGCAATGGAATGCCGGACCTTGTATGCAGTAGTTAATCACGTCGTTGCGGGCGTACAGGCCTTCGACACGGAAGCCTGTAAGCATGTCGAACCACCCGCGGCGCAAGTATTGTTGCCACCATTCTTCCTTCCATGCGTGGTAGACTGCAAAACGCTTGTGCCAGAAGTCATGTTCGACGGTTTGTATGTGGTATTCGAAGGTGCCCGGTTTTGCATCCTGATCGCGCGCACAAACACCTAGCGTGTGCATGCCTTGTGCAGCTAAGTGCGCTGCCATGGGAGTGCCGTCAGCCAGTGATAGGTTGAGCGTGTTTATGTTTTCCCACAAGTGGCGGGCGCATGTCTTGTACCAGTCACCGTAGAATTGTGCGAAAACGAAGTTGCTTTTAGCGCTGTATCTTGTCGGGTCTGTTACTTGGCTTGCTGCACATTGGTATATTTCACATGCCATGTCACGATGCATGTCACTGTCGGGGTTGCGGCAGTATTCGATGAGCTTTGGGTCATGGTGGTTACAAGCACTGATGCGCACTTCAATTGACCCGTAGTCTAGCTCTGCAAAATGGAAGCCATCGGGCGCAATGAATAGTGGACGTATTAGTTCTGCTACCCATGGTATTCGCACAGGCATGTTTTGCACGTTGGGGCTATCGCTGCTGCTGCGGTAGCTACGGGCTAGGTGTAAGCTGAAGAATGGGTGAATGTATTCGTTGACAACAGCACGTTGTATGCCTAGCAAGTACGTCTTGTATGTCTTTTGTAGGCTTTCCAAGCGTGTGTACCGGCGTATGAATGGGTGGTCTAGTTTGCCTATCGTTGCTGCATCGGCTTTATACCGCCCACTGCGGGTACGTGCATCACCAGGGCAGGCAAAGCCCATGTGATCAAACAGCACAGTGCCTAGTTGCTGACGGCTGCGTAGTTTCGCCTTGTGTCCATATACCCGCACCCACGTTTTCCATACATCAGTTTCCTTCAGTTGATCTTGCACGGCCTCGATGCGTTCCTTAGTGTCTACAATGGTGGCAGCTAGCTTGTTGGTGTCTATGCGCAGACCGGCCGCTTCGATATCAGACAGTGCGCGCCAACCATCGTGGAAAAGGCGCAACGCATCGAGTCTAGTTGCTGTTATTGACATTGCGCAAGTACGGTTTCAAAATCTTGTGCTTGCAGCGCGGCAAGTAGCCACGTACACGCACTATCTAAGCCGTTATACATCAGCAAGTCCTGCAAGTGCAGTTCCATTATCCTATTCAGCCCGTGCCTGTCGGCTTCCAAGTATGGCTTAACATGCTTGCTGTAGTCGGGCACGCCAAGCCGCACAAGTGATTGGAACTTTAAGCCAGTTATGCCTTGCCTATTATCTAGTATGTGCGCGGCTACCATTGTGCACCACGCCCACCTGCGCACATGTGTAGCGTGTACGGCCGACCACCGGTCTTCGAACTTGGCGTTCGCTGCTACCTTAGCGCACCTCCGGCTGTGTAGCAGCTTACAAGTTTCATCTATGGCTGCGCCTGCCCATGGGTATGCTATGTGGTCGTATCCGTTGGATATTGAACAACAGACTATGCGCGCCCCTGGTGTCTCAGGCTTTAAGCAATTGGTCTCGTAATCGAACGCCACCCACCCACCGGCCAAGCGCACGCGCCGTATGAGCTTTGCTGCTACACTGGGGCGTGTTTCGCACCGTATGTGTTTGTGCAAGTTGTGGGGCACGCGCCCACTCATTGGCATGCATGACAAGTGGATGGCTTTTTCTAAGTGCCTTTCAAACAGTGCATCCAGCGCTTTGTTCTCCTCCCGCATGACATAGCTGGGGTGGTAGGTCGGCACCACCCACGTGCGTAACGGCGACAACGGTATGTCCCACCCAACCCATGGTTTTATCGCATCCCCTACTTCGTGGTAGTTACCAAGCACGCTTTCAACTGCCGGGCGCCCTAGCAGTATGATTACACTTGGGTTGCATTGTGCTATCGTGTCGAAGACTAGCGGTCTGCAATAGGCTATTTGTTCACTTGTTGGGGTGGCGTTGTTGGGTGGGCGGCATGCTAGTGCGTTTGTGCGAAAGCAGTCTTCATCTAAGTCAATATGCAGGTTGGACAACGGGCGGCGCAGGCGGCGCCCGGCCGGTCCTACAAACTGCGTACCTTCCATATCTTCTTGTTTGCCCGGTGCTTCACCTATGACCAGTATGCGGCGCTTACCATTGCCGCTGTAAGGCATGGCTGGGCTGTTACATCCCTTGCGCAGCCCACACATGCCGCACAACGGTGCGCGCAGCTTGGCGGGGTCTGCAACCTGTCGCACCAAGTTGGTTGGCAGTAAACCACCCATCTACTCCTCCGTGGGCGGTGTTGTTTCTTCTGTGTCTACAAATAGGCTTGTGACATATATGAACTTTTGCGCATCTACCCGCAACCGCTTTGGTGGTATCTGGCAATCGTTGCCCCTTTCCAGCACGCGCTTGAGCACCTTCGGCGTTATCATGAATGACATATCGGGGCCTGTGTATGCAAAGCGTTTGACTTCCTTGTACCAACCATGACGCCCTTGGCCGCGAACGACAAGTCGGCCGGTGTGTAGTTCCACACGTATCTTTTCATGCTTGTCGTCATCAGCAGCAAAGATGCCGGCCGTTTCTGCTGCAGATAGTATGCCGTCTGGTAGTTTGACAGGCTGTCCGGTAGTTGTGATTATCTCCTCCAATGGCGGATAATCTTCCGTATATCGGCGGCAACTGATAATCAGTCCGTTAGCGTCGCCATAGTGTATCCAGCGTTTGGTCTCTGCTACCCTGGTAAGCGGTAGGCTGCTGATGTGCTGCATGGCACTGCGTCTGATGCACGCCGGTTTGCGCAAACCTGTGGGCGTCGTGGCGCGGCACGCTTGGTGCGTATCGCACCCCTCAACATAGTTTGGTGTGATGTGTGCGCATGTCATGATGAACATGCTGTCATCTTTGCTGGTGCAGTCATTGGCCAGACCGGCAGCAGTGCAAAACGTATCTGGCAGGGGCCGCCATGCGTTGTCGGCCGGCATGGTGACTTCGGATAGGTCAATAGCTATGTTCGCTTCCATGCGCACACCAGCGTGTCGCCTAGTGCCGGATATCGACAGCTCTGCTTCGCTTGGTTCGATACTGACTACTTCGTCCGGTAGCTTTTGCAGCAACTGCAGCAGCTTGCTGGCTTGTACCGCTCCAGACAATTTGGCTATGCTGCTGATAGTGCAAGCAATTTCGCCATTGAAGGTTGTTACATGACCATCATGGAACAGAAAGCAGTCGCTTTGTTCTACAACGATAAGTGGGCTTAGGCCCGGTTGTAACGCCGTCAGTTCCTCTAACCACGCCTTGCGTGCTATTTGCTGCATGTCGTCGGCCTCCAGTGCCCTACTATAGCGCTTCCAGCGCAGCAGTGGCTTGCTTGCCGCTTCCCTTGCAAAACACGAGTACGTTTTGGTGTGTCTTGCCCGCCTTGCGGCTGGCTTGGAATTGGTTGGCTGTGCGGATAGGCAGACTACCCACTGCGGTTACTAGGATGATTTCATTGTAGTATTGCAGGCCCGCCGCTTGCCACGCCTTTACGGTGTCAGCTACAAACCCGACATACGCGCCATCCTTATTGCGATATTCACCAATAACCCAACAGGCAAAACGGTTGTTATGCAGCTTGCTTGCTGCGCGCCGTATGATCTTAGCATGCGCTGCTACAAACTGTGGGTAGTCCATCGTAGACAGGTCGGCCGGATCGTCGCTGTATCTTTCCAAGTTGCCATAAGGCGGGCAACTGAAAATGAAATCAGCTTTGGGGGCTGCCGATAGCGCACGTGTTGCATCGCCTTGCGCCCATGTTACGTTTGCCCCGTTTGGTAGTATGTCCCGTTGTGCTTCGTTGGCGGTTACCTGTACCTGTCGCAGTTCGCAGCCCCAATAACTGTAGCCCAAACAACCAGCTACTATGCCACGCACGCTGCCGCCGGCAAACGGGTCTACAATGGTGCCACTGTGCGGGCAAAACCACCGATACATCAGTTCGCACAAGACGGGGTCAAAAACACTTGTGCCTGTAGCTATATCGGGGAAATAATCATAGTCCCCGGTGTTACAGCTATAGGCTTTGCCGTAGTTGGTGGTGCTGGTTGTGCGGGGCCCGCCTAACCAGCAACCGCCACCACCTCCACCGGGGGCTAGCTTTTGGCTTTGGCTGGTTGCGCTAGTGCGTGTTGTGTCTATCGCGCGGCCAACCTCGCTTTGTATCCCCAGTGCCAGCCACTGTTCCTTGCGGGTCTGCCAATAGCCTTCGCGGGCGTTTAGGA